AAGATATTAAAACGCTTTTAGAGATGGCAAACAAATCTAAAGGTGGCTTTTTTGTTGGAATGGCAATCGCCTCTGTTGTTGGCGGTATCATTTCTTTCATTGCAACCAAGCTAGTTCGATAAGGATTTATATGCCACAAGTTGGAAACAAGAAATTCCCATACACAGAAAAAGGCGAGAAAGAAGCCAAAGAGTATGGCAAGAAGAAATCTATGCCCGTTACTGTAATGATTGCTATTGGTAAGCCTAAAGCTATGCCTACCCGTGGTGGTCGTACTGCTACCAATATGATGAAAAAATCCACAAGGGGTAAATAATGGCTTCTTTAACTTCTCCAGTTACCCTCCTTAGTGCTGTTGTTGCCACTGGTGCTTCCAAAGCAGTTCAAGCTGATGCTGGTCAACCCGCATTCCTTCAAGTTTCAGGCATCACAAGTGCTACTGTTGCTTTGCAAGGAAGTCTGGACGGGGTAACATATTCAACGATTGGTACGGCCTTAACTGGTGATGGCATTATTACTGTGGCAAATGCGCCTAAGTATCTAAGAGCCAATTGCACAGTTTATGTAACTGGCACAATCACTGCCAAGATCATGTACTGATATGAAAAAGACCAAAGCAGAAGCAAAAATCTCTAAGGTCTACAAAGAGTTTAAGGCGGGAACGCTTCACTCTGGCAAAGGTGGCCCTGTGGTCAAGAATCCTAAACAAGCCATTGCTATTGCTTTATCCGAAGCAGGTATGTCAAGGAAGAAGAAATGAAACAAGGCCTCTACGCTAATGCTATGAAAACTTGTTTTTGTTGTAAAGACTCATTTGATACAACTAATTTCTTTAAGCACAACCAAACTGCGGATGGTTATCATAGTTGGTGTAAGCAATGTTGCAATAAAGGCAATCAAAAATCTAGAGCAAAAGTTAACTCTACAATAGAGGGTAGGGCTAAAGTATTTCTGCAAAATGCTAAGAAATCGGCACGATCTAGACAAAATGAATTTGAGTTAGATATTCCTGATATTGTTGAAATGTGGAATCAGCAAAGTCAAATTTGCGCTTATTCTGGCAAAGTTATGACTTTAGAGCATGGGAAATTGAATACTGTCTCAATTGAACGCATAGACAGTAAGATTGGATATACAAAAAGTAATACTATTTTGGTATGCAATGCAGTAAATAGAATGAAGTCTGATTTCACTTTTAATGAATTTTTTGAAATGTGTAAGTCTGTTACCGAGCATTTGAGTGATGACTCTTTGGAATTACAGGTTGGAGCATATAAATGAGTGAGAAAAAAGGTTTGTATTACGCAATCAATGCCAAACAAGAACGTATCAAAGCTGGTTCTAAGGAAAAGATGCGTAAGGTCGGCTCTAAAGGTGCTCCTACTGAGGCGGCATTTAAGGCTGCGGCTAAGACCGCAAAAAAGAAATGAAATCTCCTGCTTGGCAAAGAAAAGAAGGACAAAACCCCAAAGGGGGCTTGAATGCCAAGGGAAGAGCATCGTATAATGCAGAAACTGGTGGCAAATTGAATGCCCCAAAAAAGTCGGGCGACAACCCTGCAAGGGCCTCCTTTTTAGCACGTATGGGCAATATGCCTGGCGCTGAGATGAAAGATGGGAAGCCTACCCGACTCCTATTATCTCTTAGAGCTTGGGGCGCATCGTCCAAGGAAGACGCTAAAGCGAAGGCTAAAGCGATCTCTAAGAGGAATAAATGAGACCTGTATCTGTCGGAATTAGCCCAACAGCGGATACGCTGACTACTGTTTACACAGTACCTACGGGTTATTACGCCAAATTTACTGTCATGTATATCCACAATACTGGTGGAAATACAAAGCACATCACAGTCCAATGGTATGACGCAAGTACTGCTGCAACCTTGGACATTCTTACTGCATATACCTTGGCTTCAAAAACATACCTTCAATTTGATGGTGCGGCTTATATCGTTTTAGAAGAGGGCGATAAATTACAAATTACAACTGAAGCGGCAAGTTCATTCAGTTTTATTGCAACATTTGAGGTTCAGGGAGCACAACGAACATGACCTACTTAGAACTTGTTAACGATGTGCTAGTTCGCTTGCGTGAAAGCACAGTATCTACTGTTGGCGAAACAACCTATTCTTCTCTGATTGGCAAGTTTGTCAATGATGCTAAGAGACAGATTGAAGACTCTTATAACTGGAATTGCCTTGCTCAAACAATCACAGTAACGACTACTGCTGGTACAAGTTCCTATGCTTTGACAGGTGCGGGACAGAAGTTTCGTGTCAATGATGCTCTGAACACAACAAGTTTGATTGGTCTTCGCAATATTGAGTTTGTGGACATGAACCGCAAACTAAACCTTGGTGCGCCCTCACAATCTATTCCTTCAGAGTTCTGCTTTAGTGGTGTGGATGGTAGTGGAGACACCAAAGTAGACTTGTTTCCAGTTCCTTCTGGTGCTTTTACTCTGTTGTTTGACCTAACAATCCCACAGGCTGCTTTATCTTCTGATGGCACATCTGTGAAGGTTTTGGACTATTTGGTAACTCAGAGTGCCTATGCTCGTGCTTTGATTGAACGTGGTGAGGATGGCGGGACTGCTTCTAATGAGGCTTATGCCCTGTTTAGAGGGATGCTCTCTGATGCTATTGCATTAGAGTCCACTCGTTATCCTGAAGACAACTTTGTGGCGGTCTAATGGCTTCTCAACTTCAAAGTTACAGTCTTTCAGCACCAGGCTTTTATGGCCTGAATACTGAAGATTCTCCCCTTGATTTAGGGTCTGGTTTTGCTTTGGTTGCAACTAACTGCATCTTGGATCAGTATGGTCGTATTGGTGCTAGAAAAGGTTGGTCAAGAGTTAACTCTTCCTCTGGCAATCTAGGTGCTAACGATGTTGGTGTAATCCATGAATTAGTCCAGACTGACGGGACTCTTACAGTTCTATTTGCTGGCAACAACAAGATATTCAAACTTGGCACTTCTAATGCGGTGACTGAGTTGACCTATGGTGGTGGCGGTACTGCTCCTACTATCACAGCATCTAACTGGCAATGTGCCTCTTTGAATGGCATTGCATACTTCTTCCAAACTGGTCACGATCCTTTGATTTATGACCCCGCAGTAAGTACAACTACTTATCGCAGAGTCTCAGAGAAGTCTGGTTATGTAGCTACAGTTCCTCAAGCCAACATCTGTATCTCAGCATTTGGTCGTCTGTGGGTTGCTAATACATCTACAGATAAGGTCACTATCAGCTTTTCTGACCTGATTGCTGGTCATGTATGGGGTGGTGGCACTTCAGGAACATTGGATGTATCTCGTGTATGGCCTAATGGTGCTGATGAAGTGATGGGCTTGGCAGCTCACAATGATTTCTTGTTTATCTTTGGTAAGAAGCAGATTCTTGTTTACTCAAATGCTTCTACCCCTGCATCGTTGGTTCTGAGCGACACAGTAGGTTCTATTGGATGTATTGCTAGAGATACCATACAAAGTATTGGTACTGATGTTGTTTTCTTGTCAGACTCAGGTGTTCGTTCATTGATGAGGACTATCCAAGAGAAGTCTGCACCTTTGCGAGACCTATCTAAGAATGTTCGTTTCGATCTGGAATCATCTTTGGCGGGTGAAACACTAGCCAATATCAAGTCTGTTTACTCAGAGAAAAACGCTTTTTATCTGCTTGTTTTACCTGCTACTTTGCAAGTTTACTGCTTTGATACGAAGCAATCCTTGCAAGATGGTGCTTCCCGTGTAACCAAGTGGGACTCTATTTCTCCAACTTGTTTGAAATCACTAAGAAATGGTGATTTGTACATTGGTAAGAATGGATACATTGGTAAGTATGGAACTTATCTTGATGACACATTGAGTTATCGGTTTTCTTACTACACCAACAATGCTGACTTAGGAAACCCTAATCAGATTTCCATCCTGAAGTCCATTACTGCCGTGGTGATTGGTGGTTCTAACCAGTTCCTCACAATCAAGTGGGCTTTTGACTACTCGGGCGCTTATCAGTCAGAGAACGTATTTATCCCGCCCCAAGGTTATTTTGAGTATGGGGTTGGTGAGTATGCAATTGCAGACTACGCAAGTGGCATACCAATTAAAGCATTGACAAGTAATGCTTCAAGTGCAGGTAAAATTGTACAAACTGGTTACGAAGCCACTATCAATGGCACTCAGTTGTCAATTCAGAAAATTGAACTTCAAGCCAAAGAAGGCAAGATAGGATAAACCATGTCAAATTACTCAAAAAGTACGAATTTCGCAACCAAAGATAACCTTTCGCCTGGCAATCCTCTAAAGATTGTTAAAGGTACTGAGATTGATACAGAGTTCAATAACATTGCAACTGCCATTGCGACTAAAACAGATAACTCATCTGCCACCATTACTGGGGGTACGATAAATGGTGCGGTGATCGGTGGAACTACTGCTGCTGCGGGAACTTTTACTAACCTTACTGTTAGCACATCCGCTACGATTGCTTCTGCCGCCATTAGTGCGGGAACAATCAATGGTGCGGTCATTGGTGGCTCATCTCCACTTGCTATTACTGGCACGAACATCACCGCCAATACAGGCTTTAGTGGCCCATTGACAGGCGCAGTAACTGGTAACGTCACAGGTAATGTAACGGGTGACGTAACGGGCAATGTCACAGGTAACGTAACTGGCAATCTGACAGGCAATGTAACTGCGGCTTCTGGTACTTCTACATTCAACAATGTGACCATCTCTGGCTCATTGGACATGGATAGTGGTACATCGGCAACCATTACTGGTTTGGCGAGTCCCACAAACGATTCTGATGCGGCTACGAAGGGTTATGTTGACTCACTAGCCCAAGGTATTGATGCCAAGGCTTCTGTTGTTGTAGCTACAACTGCAAACATCACATTGTCTGGCACACAAACGATTGATGGCGTAGCGGTATCTGCTGGTGACCGAGTATTGGTCAAGGATCAGTCTACTGCTTCTGGAAATGGTATCTATGTTGTTGCTGCAGGTTCTTGGACTCGTGCTACTGATGCAGATTCATGGACAGAATTGACTGCGGCTTTTACCTTTGTTGAAAAAGGCACTACTAACGCTGATTCAGGTTGGATTTGTACAGTAGATGCAGGTGGGACATTGGGAAGCACATCTGTTACTTGGGCACAGTTCTCTGGTGCAGGTCAGATTACCGCAGGTGATGGTCTTACAAAGACAGGTAACACTCTCAATGTAGGAACTGCATCATCTAGCCGTATTGTTGTCAATGGCGACAACATTGATTTGGCTTCTTCTGGTGTAACACCAGGCACATACCAATCTGTCACTTTTGATGCTTATGGTCGTGCTACGGCAGGAACGAATCCAACGACTATTGCTGGCTATAACATCTCAAATGCTTATACCAAAACTGAGATAGATTCGATCTTTGGCTCGACTACTGCGGCAGCTACATCTGCATCTAATGCGGCTACCTCTGCTTCCAATGCGGCAACAAGTTCTTCCAACGCTTCAAC